TGATTGTCTGCGACTGTATCTGAGCGACAGCACCGGGGGCAATGGCGGGTCCTTGGTAAGCCGTGATGTAGCGTGGGAACTCCATATATGGCACGACTGACTTGGGAGGAAGGGGGACATCCAGTGAAGGCGTTAGAAACTGGCAATTGACACGGGAATTCGCAAATGGACCCGCTGATGCTGAAGCATTATACTGAATGCTGGATGTAGTGATAGATACACCAAACCGTTCAGTAGAACGAACAAGGCGTGTAGGGGCTTGGAGATTCATAATTAACTGGATGTTGTTGATGCCGAAGAGACCCGTGTCCCATTCGTGGCAGTCGGAGAAGACAAAGGGAGAGAGAACAAGTTTCTCAGTTGAACCCCAGCGGAAGTAGAGTTGGAACGCTAAGCCAACAACAGAGCCAAGGTTAGTCCAAGCGGGAGCAACTGGAACTACACCCGCAACTGAGAGGGCGACATTCTGCCACACAGTGTTGAAACTGACGACTAATGAACCCGCTGGGTATGCTATTGTCGCATCCCAAGGGGGAGGGACGCAAGGCTGACCGTTGATTGAGACATAGTTCGCACCCGTAAAGGCTGGGCGGTAATTCGCAAGGCTCGTATTAAGTGGTGTGCCAGTGGGGTCAGTATAGATTACATTGAGGAAAGCACCATTGGGTGTCTCAGAGTAATCCGACTGGCTCTCATAACCAGCAAGAGGGTTATTGACCGCACCAGCACAGTCATCATAACTCTGATACTTGTCTAACATTGTCGGGCAAGTCCGCTGGAGACGATTCTTCTTGTAGTCTGTTAGGCGTAGAACCTCCTTGAGAACATCCTGAGAGTTAATAACGCTTGTTGTGTCGTTAATCGTCGCCGTAAGCGTAGAGCAAAGGGAGTTTAGTGGGAACGCACAAAGGGCACAATCACGACCCCACTGAGCGATAGGGGCTGCCGTGGCGGGGGGGACTGTGAATTGAGCCACCATTGACATAAAAACCGTAGAACTCCACTCTACGGCTCTATCAACATACACATTCTCAGAAGGCACATAGATATTGTATGTGTGCTGGGACGATGTGGCGGCAATGGCATTGAAAGGAGCGTTCGTGAGTGATAGAGCACCCTTTTCTACCGCATACTTCGGGCGGCTCTGAACGATACGGGAATCAAAGACGGCGAGTTTCTCAATGTCAGCACTCATCTTCTATTATATTTAATCCACCGAAAAAAAGTGGCGGAGATATTCCAAAATTTTCTTAAAAGAAAGGAATTTTTGGGATATTTAGGTAAAGTGTTATTTTCCAGCGTCCTTGTGTTTAAACATTACCTTGATTGAAACCGTGGATAAGTTAAACATATTGATTGGATACAACTGATTATCCAGCCGATTCTTCCAGAAGACTTGGATGTCAATGTTTCGGATGTCTTGTTTTGAACTTGAGAAGTCGGAGAGACGGTATTCAGCAGAAGGAGCATAGTAGATAAAACGGCGATAGGCATCGGCATTTCCAGAACTTGTATCCAACGCAATGTCCGTAATGATAGGCTGGAAAGCAGACTGAGAGGTGGCTTGACTGAATCCAATGTTTCCAGCACCGAGAATAACTGGAGCACCCGTAGCCTCTGTTTTGATGGGAAGCAGTGTGCTTGTAAAAACAATAGAAGACACTGGAGACCAAAGCGAATCCGTAGAGGAATAGTCTTGCTGGGCGATGTAATAGACCCGTCCCATCATAGTTGGTGTGATTAATGTGCCATCCAACTGGACTGGAGTGTAGCCAAGGGGGGCAACGCCGGTATATGGTGAAAGCCGGAAGTCTGCTATGTTCTGAAATGCTTTGTTTGTTGCCAAAATCTCATTCACATAGCCGTCTGGAATAAGGTTGGGAATAACCGTGCCACCAGATACTAATCCAGAACCTATGTTGTAATAGGTGTTATTGTAATTAGCAAATAGACCAAACATATTAGCATTGAAAAATAGACGCATCTGTAGATGTTCTGGTAAGCCAACTACCACTGGAGGACCCGCAGCGTAAGGCACTGGCACGAATGATGTCAGACGCTGACCGAATCCAGCACTATCCAGATAGATGTCAAATTTGCTTTCAGAAGCAATAAACTTCATAACCGGAGGATACACAGTATTACAAAAATCACCAAAAGTCGCATAGGGAAACACAGCAGCATCACCTCCCTTTAGTAGATAATCGGCAAACAACGCATTGTATGTGTCTTGGTAAGCACAAGTTGAACCAGCATTATTCGCAACTGGGGGAGATGGAAAACTGGTTGTGTCTAACATCGTTTTATTCCATAAATCAACCCAATGCTGGTATGTATAGACCCAGTAATAACGGCTTGAAAGGTCTTGGGAGTTGCCTAAGTCATTGCCTACACTCACCCAGAGTGAAGACCCAACTGGACTTACACCCACTGGAGGGGCAAGAGCCCAGTTCGCACTGGGTGGTGTTGAGCCAGTGCTTACAGCAACCGCTTGATAGAGAATGTTATTATACTGAACCACCGCTCCAATTTGGTAGGTCTGCGTAAGACTGAACTGATTTGCGGGTAAGACTTGGTAGAATGGACCCGCAAATGAGCCATACTGGTCGGCTGGTGTCATTGATACAATCTGTCCCAGTGAATACTGGATTGTGTTGTCCCACTCTCCTTCAAAATTATCGGCGGCGATATTACGAGGAGGAGGGGCTGAGATAGGATTCTGTGTTTCGGGGACATACTGGATGAAGCGTTGCTGAGGAAGAGCAATAATATCTTGATTACCAGCCCCAACTACATCCATTTTCTGGTCGGCAAATACTGCCATTGAGTATGTCGTAAGATTTACATTTGTTTGCCCCGTGCCTTCAGCAATATTGGGAATAAATAGAGGTAAATCTCTGTTTGCTCCGTCCATCGTAAAGCGAATGATGGAAAAGTAATAATCGGCGGCGTTTCTTATAATAGCAGTATCACGGGTCTCGTTGAAGCGAATCTGAGGGTCTCTAATCGCTTGACCGCCGACCGTGTTTCCCGTTGTATTATTGATGATGTCTGCGTTGTAATACACATAATCGGGGACATCTTGATTATCGCCATTTGACTGAATGCTTGACGAAAACATCTTTCTATATAATACCAATAGATTTTTTACGACATTATTTCTTTATCCAGTTTGCCGTTAGGGCTGAAACGAAGTTGTCTCCGGTCATACCACTGCTCTTGACTGCCTTGTAAAATTCCTTATCATCATAAGGAGCATACAAGCACCGGACACAAGCCCAGCGACCACAAGTATTCACGCTGGGGTTGTCTTGCTGGTAATCGTGCGTATTGTAATAAACTGGCTTCCCACTTCCTTTCATTAGTTGTAGAAGACGGGGTTCATCTTGGTCGGTTTTTTCTAACAATGCGGGGTCTGCCCCTTTCTTGGCTTTTTCTGGTGCTTCACCGTAGGAGTCAAAATAATGAATGCCATCTGGCTTTGATAGAAGACACACCCAATGCCCCGCTGTCTCACTTTGTGTCAAATATAGAAGAATACAACGCCCCTTCTTATCAAACATTTGGCTAATATCTCTCATTTTGGATAGTTCTGGGTATGTGATGATACTAATATCATTGCCTAATATATTTCTAATATCTGAATCAGATAGTGGATAGTCTCTTAATTCACCCATTCCAATATTCATTTTAATCTATACTATAGTTAGAAAATGAATAAGCCTCTTCTATCTGCTAAAGTAGGTAAGGATTTTGTTGAAGTCAAATGCGTCCCTCACGAATTACAATGGATAGAACGATGGCTGGAGAATTTTATGCGTAGTAAGTCCTTGCCCCCTCAATGTGCGGGGAAGGATGCTTTTAATGAGTGTATTAAGTTTCTTTCACCTACTGATTTTCTGGCGATGCTGGAACTGCTACGGAAAGAGTTCCTACTGATACACCAACGACACTTGCCACAGAAGGAGGATTTCGGATTTCTACTGGAGAACTTGGCGAATGCGGAGAGTTAATAACAACCCTTTTTAGTCCATTTGCTACATCTGGAATTGCTACATCTTCATACTTTTTACTCATTTTATTATGAAACATTTCTAATATATGATTTGGAGACTGTGGGGATGTTTCAGAAAGCCTTTCTATTTGTTCTCTACAAATCTTCAACATATCCTTTGCTTGTATTCGCTCATTTCGGGGGAGTGTCATTTCAACTGCGATAAACCGATGGAGTTTCGCCCATTGAATGTCTGCGTTGCGATGTGCCTCTTGTAATTTAGCAAAGCCCCAAAAACTGCCGAGCGTCTGTAGTATTCCAACAAGAATGCTGACTGCTCCAATAGCCAATGACGCTGATTTCGCATCTTGGAACATAGTCTGACTGCCTATTGAAGCAGACCCGGAAAGCGTTGATAGAACCACGCAAGGGATTGTAATAAATTGATTGCGTGAGGCATAGAAGGCTTCGCATTGATTGTGTATCCAAGAAGAGCCAAGAGCCTTTTCACCTTCATCGGCTAATAGTCTTTCTAATTCTCTGTTCCAAGTAATGTCGTGGTCTATTCCATCCATTCTATAATTTATAGAAGAGAAAAGTTGATTGGGAGTTGTGAAGGTTGTGAAGGCTTTTCCGCCGACCTCCCTATGAGCCACCTTTCAATCCACCAATAATCAAAGTTGGCGAAAAAGGCTTCACAACCTTCACAATGGATTTCAAAATAAAAATCAATGACTTCAAAAAAAAAAGGCTGGAGGGGGTAAAAAAATCTAAACTTTCCAGCCTCTTGGGTCAAAAATTGAATGGAAGTTTAACCTATTATATATATCATACAAATGAGTTCTAATAAGAAGAATAGCACTTCTAATACGCAAAAACTTTTCGGGGCGGATGGGTCAAAAATTGATTCCACTTTCCAGCCGGATGAAAGGTTAAAAAAGATGCGTTCTTCCAATGAGAATAATACCTCCGGTGTTAATCAGAAGACGATGATTGCCATCAGTAATGGACTACAATCAACGGACAAGGACGCACTACGCTTTGATAGTGTCGCAGAAGCACTCAAACACGCTGAGACGCACTTGGATTCCTATGAAATCACCAATCCCGATGCCAATATGGTCTATGTGGATTTGGATGGTGAGGCTGGTGAGATGGATGAGGACACCTTTGACATCACGCACCAAGCCATTATGGACGCTCTCATCGGGCTTCCATTCAACATCGTGGTGGCTGAATCATCAGCATTCAAGCAAGAGTGCTACAAGATGAAGACTTCTGGTGATGCTGAGCGTCGCATCGTCAATAAACTCTCTTACCGCATCCACTTTATGGATAAGCACGGTTCTAAGAAGGCAATCCAGAAGTATGTGATTGATGAGGTCTTCCCAGCCATCAAGTCAGCCGTTGAGTTGTTCGTGTCTAACTGCGACCTCAGCGACAAGATTGACAAGTCAGTCTTCCCTTACTTAGACATTGATGTGAGCGTCTATAAGGGCAATCGCAAGATGCGTATGATTGGCTCATCAAAGTCCTACTACACGAAGGCTGGGAAGGAGCGTTGGAACTCAATGTTCCACGAAAATCGCCCACTACGCATCGTGGGGGTGGATATTGAGCCAGAGGACTTCCTAATTACCGTCATTAAGGACGGCTCAGTGGCTCTTCCAGAGACGGTTGAGGTTGAGGAGGCAGAGGAGCAAAGCCCACGCAATACGATTTCCGCTCCTCCCACGGCTGACCCGTCAGAGGCAAGTGAGGTTCGTGATGATTGCGACGACAAGGCAATCCGTGAGTGCCTTATGAATGTCAAGGTTGCCCGTGCTGACAACTATGGCTCTTGGATTGATGCTGGACTTGCCCTTTACCACGAGCGGATGCCGATTGACCTCTGGATTGAGTTCAGTAAGCGTCCAGCCCGTTATGCCTCAACGGCTGATGCTGAATGTCGCAAGATGTGGGCTTCCTTCAAGGACTTTGTTCCAGCCAAGGACAAGAAGCCTATCACGCAAGGCACTCTCTGGTATTGGCTACGCCAAGACAATCCCATCAAGTATGCGGAACTCCTTGGGATGCGTAATGACTTCTGGAAGATGCTGAAGGCTGGGTTCAGCCACGCTGATGTCGCTCAATACTTCTTCAGCCTCAAGCCCGATGCTTACAAGTATCACGAAGAGTTCGGCTGGTTTCAACTGATGCCTAACAATGTGTGGAAGCATTACGATGGCTCACCTTCTGGTCTGCTTTCTGACATCTGGGCGACGATGAAGAAGGAGGCGAACGCATACAATGCGACGCTGGATATTACCAAGACCGATGATGAGACCAAGGAGCGTCGCAAACTGATTATGAAGTTTGCCACGACCATCGGTATGGCTGGGTTTTGTAAGGGCGTGATTGACTTCTTGCCCGGTAATTACAATGAGCCAGAACTCGGCAAGAAGATGGATGAGAGCCGTCATCTATTCGCCTTTGACGACAAGGTCATTGACTTGGATAAGCAGACGGTTCGCCCCATTGAGCCGAATGACTACATCTGCCGTAATGCTGGGTTTAAGATGCCTCAGTCCAATGCCACCACACGGGCTGAACTCAAGAAGTTCCTCTACTCAATGTGGGAGAGCCAGTCAATGGTTGATTATGTGATGAAGACCATCGCCCAGCACCTTCACGGACACAAGAAGCAACACAAGTTCTATGTCTGGACGGGTCGTGGTGGCAATGGCAAGTCGCTATTCACCAAACTCATTATGAAGGCGTTTGGTGGCTACTACCACCACTTTCCCAATGAGGTGCTTACGAAGAAGAGCGACAAGAAGGACGCTCCCAATCCTTCAGTGGCACGGGCAAAGGGGGCAAGAATTATTATCCCAGCCGAGCCAGAGGCATCTGACCGTCTCCAAGTCGGTTGTATCAAGGAATACACGGGCGGTGATGTAATCACGGCACGGGTTCTATTCGGCAAGTATAGTGTGGTCTATACGCCCCAGTTTGGATTGTTCCTAATGTGTAATACAATCCCCAAACTATCGGCGATTGATGGTGGCATCAAGCGTCGCATTGAGGCAGTGCCATTCCCCCTTCAGTTCAAGGACGCTCACGAGATGACTGAGCCTCACCACCGTCTCAAGGACAACACGCTGGAGGACAAGATTATGTCTGATGCGTGGCGTGATGAGTTCATCCTAATGCTGATGGAGTATTACAACACCATCGGCGATGCCATCGTCCAGCCAGAGGAGGTTGCCGGTCAGACCAGTGAGTATATGATTGGCAACAACCCCGTGTTCTCTTGGTTCAATGAGAAGTATCGCCGTGATACTACGGCTGATGTCAAGGAGACATCAATCAGTTGTGAGGAGATGCGTCGCACCTTTATGGCTGACACTGGCACGACCAACGAGTGTGATGCGGCTAAGTTCAAGTCCTACCTACAAGACTTGGGCGTAGAGACCAAGCGGTGGGGCAACTCCTTCACGAAGAAGGACGGCACGGTGTGTGGGTCTGGGATGTATTACATCAATATCGTCTCAAAGTAGATGTAAATGAACTTAATTACCAGATATTATATGAAATATACGGTAAATAAGTCAAAAAACAAGTAAATATCTATATTAAATCAATATAGCAAGTAAAAAAAATATTTTTTTTACTGGTATAAGCCATATAATCAGAGTTAATTACCGCTTTTTCATATATTTTGTTGTATTAATTGTCAATTAAGAGTTATTTACTCCCGACTTCAAAAAAAAAAGTAGAAAGGTTGGCTGGGGGTATAACTTTTCATCCGTTTTGGTTCAAAAATTGAACGGTTTAAAATCTTTTAGAATATTATAACAAATGAAGCCATCATACAAGAAGTATTATGAGACGAACAAGGAAGCGATTTGTGCCAGAATGCGTGAGCGTGAGGCAGAGAAGCGTGTGGAACTACGGCAACATCTGGCAGAGCATCCAGAGGACTTGCCAAAGGTTCGTGAGAAGAACCGTGCCAAGTATCACACTTGGAAAGCCAACAAGATATTGAAGCAACTCAATGCTTGGCTCAATGATGATACGGTGTGTGATTCATTCAAGGAGTTCATCAAGTGCCATTGCCTTCTAAATAATACATACGCCGTATTCACGCCGTCTGACATTAGAACGCTGGAGGCAATGCCAAAGCAGAAGACGGCATTAGAGGTTAGAATCCAAATGGCACTGGATGCGGAAAATTGCCAGAATTCCTTTGTCCCGGCTTCTATAGATGGAGCAATCAACAATCTTGCCAAAGATTTCAAAGGAGAAGCCAGTAAAGGAAAAGAAGCCACGAAAGCGTAAGGTTAAGCCAGAAGAACCACGCTTCCGAATTAGCCACGAACCCGTGGTAGTAAAGTTCAATTAGTGCGTAAAAATCTCCCATTTTTTAATCTCCGGTAGATTTATAAATGAGCGATTCCGTAGCCCCAGTCAAGAACGACAATGTGGATTTTTGCGATGTGAGTGGCGTTGATTCCGACTACAACTTCAACCTTAACGGGCTGGATGGTGTAGGCGATGTCAATGACTTAGATGTGGATAAGATGAAGGAACTAATGCGTGAGGTTCTGATTTGGGCGACGAAGTGTGAGGAACTAAAAGTGCTTCATAATTCGGCGGGTGGTGAGACTAAGAATGCTTATGCGTTAGTCCATAGAGATTTTCTATGGAAGATACAACGGAAGGTTGGTCGTCTATGGTTCTATATTTGTGGCTCTAAGGATATGAACCCCTTTACTGGCAATTAGTTCAACCATATAATATCTCTTGGGAGGTTCATCTTCCAGCAGTAATAGAAGCAATCAAAATTACAAGCCTCTTTCCAATTCTCTGGTGTCTTTCCTTCTATTTGTTTAACATAATGAATTCTTTTTTTAGGAATGATAATCTGTAGTTTGTCCTCTGTATCTTTGAATAGGTTTCTCACATACTGTGTGTTGATTTTAGATGAAGGGAATAAAACAATAAAGGGCTTATTCAGTATCTTTAGTCGTGTTAGAACTTCCTTTGACTTACTAAAGGGAGGATTACTTACTACAATGTCGCCTTTGTCATTCTCAAAGAAATCAATAGGTTCGTGAATGACATTATAACCGAGTTCTCTAAGATATTTACCAGATGTTCCATCACCAAAGAAGGCTTCCCATATAACTTTATCCTTAGGAATATAATCTTTGATATTTTCCCAAGCATACTTCGGGGTCATATAATCGTCGTGCTTTAGAAAGGTCTTTGTCTGAAATACAGCCATCTGTTTTACAAATATATTTTTATCTGAGAGGTATAGAGGAAGGTCGGTCTGCTATGGTTCTATATTTGTGGCTCTAAGGATATATATCCGTTTGAATTAGCCAATAAGCATTGCTGGTAATTCCATCGTGCCACTTCCTCTCAAGTATTTCTGCTGTTCTTCAACTGAATGACCCATCGCATTAGCGTCCTTCTCCATCTCATTAATATCGTATTTACTGGAAAGAAAGATATGGCGAAGCATTGAACTGCCAATCTTCTTACCGAAGATACGATTGAGAATGCGGGTAATAGAGTTCGTTGCCGTCAAGGGCGTTCCGTCAGATAATACCAGAAATTTATACATTGTTGCTCTGGACTTGTTGCCCCGAGCAAGAGGGTGAAATTTGAGATATACTGACAGCACGGCTGATAGACCCGGCGTGAGTTCCATCTTCTGCTGACCGTATTTCTTAGCCGTCTTATACTTATTGAATACGAACTCCTTTGGCGTGTTCTTCTCCACCATAAGGTAATTAGAATCCTTGGGAAGGTCTGCCGTAGCCTTGGTCGCCTTCACGACTGACATATCAAGATAATCTTGGTTGCGTCTGGGCTGTATCTCCGTGTATAGACTTAATACAACCAAGTTTAATAGAACGCCATACTGCTCGGGGGTAATGTTTTTATTACCACTGAACTTTTCTACCTCATCAATAAGATGCTTATGAACTGCCTCAACATCCTTCCACTCAGCCCAATTGTCCTTCTGCTTCTCAGTCTTTGTGCTACTCTCAGCACCAGCCTCTTTCATTTCTACTGCTTTACCCATCATCTTGTCGTAATAGTGCTGATATACCTTCTTGTATCCCGCTTGGTCTTTTACAAGGCTAAGAACGCTTGTAATGGTTGAAAAGAGAGCCTTCTGTGTGTTCTCAGCATATGGAGCAATCTTCGCATCAATATCCGCCGTCTTCTTAAGGAAGGATAGGTTCTTAAAAGGCACTTTGCCATTAAGAAGGTATAGGGATTTGATGTAGGCTGAAGCCGTGGATTCACCAATCTTGCCCTTCTTCTCCTCTACGAGTTTCTTCTGGAGTTGTAGCATAAATTCGCTTACCTTCATTGAAGCGGGGAGCGACATTATTATACTCTACGCCAACATTATTATTCTGGAACTTTTTTCCGGGTATTAATCAGATGCGTCTGCTGGAACTCTTTTGTGGAACGAAATCCGTAAGCAAAGCCGTAGGAGGGCATTTTGATGAAGTCGTCAGCGTTGATATTGAAGCCAAGTTCAATCCAACCATTTGTATTGATGTGTTGCTTTGGGATTATAGAGTGTATCCACCGGGCTACTTTGATGTCGTGTGGGCTTCACCACCGTGCCAAGAGTATAGTCGGCTAAACTTTGCCAGACCAGATAAAATACCCAATCTGCCCCACAGCGACGCAATGGTTCAACGGGCAATAGAAATAATTGAGTATTTCAATCCAGATAAATTCTTCATTGAGAACCCGCAAACCGGGACACTGAAAGACCGTGAATTTATGGAATTCATTCCATTCATAGATGTTGATTATTGTCGGTTCAGCGACTGGGGCTACAAGAAGCGGACCCGCATTTGGACTTCTTGTGAATTAGAATCACGGCTTTGTCTGGGAAGGGGCAAATGTCCCCATATGACTGGCAAATACCATAACAAGGCAATTGGCAATCATAAACATTCTCCAGAGTATTGGGTTGGTAAGGGGAAGAGATTAGAGCAACGATATAGTATTCCCCACCTCCTTATTAGATACTTGTTTAGTTGATTTCTTGTGCTTCTTAATACATTTATCACACCAATAGACATCGGGCTTTTCCAGTCCATCCTTTTCATACCAATTCAAAAAGGCAGAATGATTATCGCAATTGCGACAAAGGCGAACATCGCATTTTTCACAACGGCTACACAGCATACACTCACACACATCGCAATTGGAATGAGGCTCTATTTTTACCTTACACTTCACGCAATCCATCTATCCTTATAAAGTATTAGGCTTTATTCTGTGAAGGTTGTGAAGGTTTTTTCGCCAAGTTCCCTTGGAGACCCTCCTCAATCCACCAAATCCTAAAGTTGGCGAAATAACCTTCACAACCTTCACAACTCACGGCAAGGCTTCAATCCAAGCAAGAGCATCTTCAAAGGAATAGAAGACTGCGGACTTTGAATTGCCACAAGGAAATTTCCTCTGGCTGACCCACTTATCTACTCTATGTTTGTGCTTGTATATGAAATAACCCTTACGCTTTGTGGGATATAAGTTGCTTGTCATTATAATGAATTATAACTAACCTTTTAACCATCCCAATTACTTCTTGTCGCTGAGATTGTTCTTTTTCAGCCACATCTTATAAGCACGACGCATCTCAGCATAGGGTAATGAATCAGCAGTGGGATAAGGGTTTGCCCCGACTTCTGGCACTTGCTTCTGAATGTAATCTAAATCGTATATTTGCTGATACATTGAAGCCTTTTCTTTTGTAGTTAGATATTTCCAGTTTTCTGGCTGACTGTAGTATTTGACATTCGCTATAGTCCTTTTATAAGGGTTAATGTAGCGTTCTTCCGTGTATTCCCTATCTCTCCGTGCCTTGTTCTGCTTGGCTACATCAGAAACATCGGTTTTCTTCTTGTATTCGGCATCATTAACTAATAGCCAATCGTGATACATTTTCTCAAATTGAGCGACGGATTCCTTATTCTTCCCAGATTTGAGGGTTGAATGATACTTGCCATACAGTGCCATATCTGGTTTTTTCATTGCTGGTTCTGGTGCTTTGGCTGGTGCTACGGCTGATGCTTTGGCTTTGCCGAATTTAGTCTGAAGCCATCCAGAAGGTGTCTTAATCTTACCATAACTAAATACACGGGGAGCAGACATCGTAGAATCCTTTGCCAAAGCAGTGATTGGTCTGTAAGCACCCTTATGGACTTTCTTTACTTCTCCCAGCATTCGCTGAATAAAGCCGGAGTTTCTTGAACCGGCTTTGTGTCTTTTTGCGGGTGGGTCTGCTGGTGCTGGAAATAAAGCCCATACTTCGGGTAGGTGTATTCTAATAACATCCTCCACTCTGGCTGGGTCAAAATCAAACTTATTTACTAACCACTGTTTTACCTCTTCTAATCCATAGTCTTCTGAAAACATCAATTCTATTAATCTGTCAGACACTTCACGCTTCCACTCTGCGTTGAACCCACCGTGTAGCCGACCCAGAAGTTTAGTAGGTTCTTTTACAGACCTCTGGCGTGAAAAAACTATTTCATTGAGACCAGCCCCGACAAGCAAACTACGCAATTTGGCTTCCATTCTATATTACATAAGAAGAAAATAATAAACCACTATAGATGATTCATAATTTAATCCGTAATTTTAGACCAAATAGGGCTTGGGAATGTAATTCACGGTGGCAATACTCTCCGACCCGTTTTAAGTCTC